ATCTTTGATGTATTCATCAAATTCACTGCGTTCAATCTTGAGTTGTCTGGCTTCTTCGTGTATTGCTCCACCTTGTCCCAGTATAGCCGCGGCCTTTTTGGCATCAATCACCACCTCTTTGCCGTTTCGCATGAATTTGAATTTGGCTTTGGGGTTGGTGTCTGCAAACTCAATGAAGTCAATGAGTTCGTCAGAGGTGCTGTCTGTGGTGTCTGTGCTTACCTGTGGTTCTTCTTCAGGGGCTTCAGCATCCGCAGTGGCGTAGTCTAGTTCTGTTTGGGCTTCTGCAATTTCTGGCTGGTCTGGTGCCACAGGGGATTCAGCATTTGCCTGCTCTGATTCACCTGTCTCAGTCTGTTCTGTTGCTGGCGGAAGGTTACGCTGTGCTTGATCTCGCATGGCGGCCATCTTAGAGGCAATTGATTCAAAACTTGGGACTGCATTTTCCGCATTGGCCGTGCTGGTAGCATTAGGCATATCGTTGGTCATATTGTTTCCTGTTTATTGTGTTTCTCCGTGGGCCCTGACTGCAGAGTTACCACGCGGTTCTTCATATACAAGGCTCGTTGGAGACTTGCTACAAAACTTTCAATGCCTGCCAACTGATTGCTCAAGGCAATACGTTTGGCGTTGTCATCTGCGGTGTGTCCAGTGACGGCTGTTAATTGGTCCAACACTTCAAACTTCCATTGATGCACAAACAGGGCCAAGTCCTTGTTCTTCAACAGGGCTTGTGCGTTGCTGCCATGTGCTTTGACACGGTCCAGTTCGCTGGCTGTCATATCCTTGATGGTGTTGAGATTCACGGTCAAGCGTGAATTGAATGCATCAATGGTGTCTTGTGTGATCAATTGTAAAAGTCCTTGCCTTTGCCCTGTGCCATGCTCATGTAACTGAGCTGGCTCTTGGGATCTTCACCTGCGATTTCTGCCATGATCTGTTGTGTCTTGGCTGCGTTGAGTTCTGCCACACTCAAATCCTTCTTGTCAGCAGGTGGTGGTTCTTTGTTTTGGCTGGCGGCTTGTGCTTGTTCAATCATCTTGACAACTTCTTGTTCTGTGGGCAAGTATGTATCTGCGTCTTTGACGCCCAACACATAAAGTGTGTCTTCGTAGGGCTTGCGTACCTTGGCATAGCTTTCTGGATTCAATATGCCAGTGGTGACCATGCCTGTGATGCTGGTGTAAAGCTGTTGTTGTATGGTGGCAATCATTTGCTGACGCTGAATCCTGTTTTCTTCGCTCATCATGCCCAGGGCCAGTTCAATGTGTATGAGTTTGCGGTCACAGAAGTTCATGTCATCCCAGGCTTGGTAGTCCAAGAACACTGGTTGATGGTCTGGATGGTATTCTTGAGCCATCTTTTTCACGCCGTAGTCATCGCCGTACTGTATCAAGGTACGCCACACCAACCAAATGGCTTCTTTGAGTCCATCTGCACTATTGCGCACAGCGTTGTCTTGTATGATCTGGTTGGGTGTCAAAGCCATTTGTAGCTTGGCACCGCTATTGCCTGCGGCCATAACTTCTGGATTGAACACATCTGCAGGTTGTGTCATGCCAATAATGGCCATGGTGTCCTGCTGTATGCGGCTCATGGCTGTGTCCAGGAAGCCCAGGTTGCCTGACGGTCCTGGAATTGGATACACGTCTGTGGTGGGATCAAACTTGGTGTCCAAGATAAAGATGGCTGCTTCGCCATCCTGTAGCATTTCAAAATCTACCTTGTCTGGTTTGACACCTAATCTGGGTGTTGCTGTCAGCAAGCCCAGCTGTATCTCTGCACGACTGGCACTGGTTGCGTATTCTTGCATGGGCACTACACTTTCTGCAATGCTCATGCCGTAGAAGTTGCCTGGAAGTGGTTTTGGACACATGTTGGCCACAGGAATAAACTCCACTTCCTTGGCACTGATGATGTAACTGCCTGAATAAACTATTTCAATCAGTTCCAATTCACCGTCGCCGTCTATGTCTGCACGGTTCCATACTGTGAGCACAGTGATCTGTCGTGCAAGTGGGTCTTGTCCCACACCAGACTCCACGGGTATGCCCATCACAGGCACACTGTCTCTAGCATGTATGGCCAAGTTGTTCAAGACTGAGCCTGCTTGGTACGCACCGTTTTGGTTGTACTCAGCAAACTCCATAAATTCGTCCAGGTTGTCCTGGATATCTGGATACAGGGCCACAGCTTCTTGTATGCTCATGGGGTCATAGTAACCACAGAACTGTTGATCTTTCATTTCTTGCACAGTGGGATCACAGATCCAGTAGTGCTGTGCAATGTTGCGGAACTTGACATGCAAGCTCCAGCCTGTTAATTTGTATTTGGCAGTGTAAATGGTGTTGCGTGCAATGGCATCGTCCAGGAGGTCTGCTTGTTCCTGTGCTGTTTCTACAGGATCCTGGGCCGTGGTATCCAGGTATTCACCTGTTTCACTGGCCATTTCCAGGTCACCAATGGCTCTGTCAATTTGGCCCTGTACCTGTTGTGCTTCCAGATCTGGCATGCTGTTCTGCACTTCTGCCATGACAGCCGCCATGTCCACACGGGTCTTGCGCTTGCTTTGGCGTAGCACTGTGAGTCCTGCGTTTTCTGCTTGTCGTTCAAAGGCCTGCAGTTGATCTGCTGTGCCAGAGCTTTCCACATATCTTGTGATCTGATCACGTTTGGGCAGGATCATCAGCATGCCGTTTTTGTGCATGGTGGCATCCATGACCCAGCGCTGTAGCACAAAATGCGGATCATTCTGTTCATTGATGACCTTGCTGACCATGTTGGTGGCCTGACGTGCGGCTACGCCATCCTGTTCACCATCTGGCACAAATTCAAAGTTGATTTCACCGTTGGGAGCCAGACCTTTTACGATCACTGAAGTCACATAGTCCACACAGGGTTTGACCACTGGGTGTATGTAATCTATACCGTTGACAGGCGCTGTTGAATCGTTCACAGCCAGGCACAGGTAGTGATAGTCTGAAGCACGATTTACTGCGTTTTTGGTACCCAAATACCGCAGGTAAGCGGCACATTTGATGTCCAGCTGACCTTTTAGTTTGACAAACCTGTCCAGGACAGCATTTGTGGTATTGAGTTGACGTATGACTTTGTGGCGAATATTCAGCATTGGGGCGAGATCCTCATCTTGTATTTAGTGGCAAGCCATTATTGGCTGGGGTTAAACACTTGCTTCCAGGCGGGTTTGGCCGTGGTATCGCGTGTGACATAACGATCACGCTGTGCTCGCATGCGCTGTGCAGGTGTGCGATTGTCCCAGGGTTCTGCTATGCCCTGCAAACAGGCCATGACAGCGTATCTGCAACTGTCTATGGTATCATCTGGATCTGAAAAACGGCCCTGCGGATCCACATAGTAGTTCTGTGCTTCACGCAGGAAGTCTGTGCAGTTTTCGTTGATGTGCAGGGTGCCTGCTTCCAGCATCTGCCGCATGACATTGATGCCATAGGCCTTGTGATTGGTTGTGCGACCCTGTGCATCTGGTGGATTCATTATGGGTCGCTCCCACACATTGAGTTCATACTGTTCAAACAGTTCTCTTATGCTCAAGGCGCTCATGGTGTAGCGACCCGCTGTGCCGCCATCTGCAGGCAACACTATGGGTGTGCCAAACACTTCAGGACGTAACAAGTGGTTTATGTAGTTGGTTGGGTTGGCTTCTTCCAAGCCACTCACACAGATCTGGCGGTGCAACCAAGCTTCGCGTTCATGTGGATGCCAGTACATCAAACTGATCACAGTCCTGTCATTGACCAAGCCCAGGTCCAAGGCGATCACACGCTGTATGTCAGGCATTTCACGGAAGTTGTAGGCACCTGTGACATAAGTGGGCCATGTGCGTATCTGGAACACAGCACCTTGGCCCATCACAGGACGGCCTGCGATGCGGGCTTCACGCTCGTGTGGCAGGTAATCGCGTTCCAATTGCAGGCGGGTTTCTTTGAGCAAGAAAGCTTCACCCCATGGGTCGTATTCTGGCACATCATCCCAGGCCACACGTATGAAGTCATAGCCCTGTTCACGATTCCAGAACTTTGACACCAAGCCGTTGAGACCTTTCAAGGGTGTGAAACTGCACAGGATCTTGCCCTGTGTGGTGGCTGTTCTGGTCACAATCTCTGAAAAGAAATCATCTGGTGGTTGCTCGTCAAACACAGCCAGGTTCAGTTTGAAACCCTGCATCTGGCGAACTTCTTGGGTGTAGTTGGCAAACACCAAGTAGCTTTTGCCACCGCTCTTGTGACGCACTTCAATGCCCATGCAGTTGGCACCATCACTACGCATGGTTTCCATGACCAAGCAAGTTTTGGGAATGGCGCCTGTGCCCAGGTTCTCTGCGATCTTTACATCCTGTGTGCCCAAGAGTTCATTCTGCAAGACCATGGCCACCTGGCTCCAGCCTTCACCTGCGACCATGGCAGTGATGGCATGATCAAATCTGTGACCTGTCCACCACGCAGGATACTGGCCAGTTAGGTGCATGGCAGTTTCATAACAGGTACTGACTGTTTTACCAATACGGTTGGCGGCCAAGATGCCTCTACGGTCACTGGCACCTGTGGCAAAGAACTGCCGTTGGTGATCAAATGGTCTGAAGTATTTGAGTGCGTTGTAGCGCATGTCCTCGCTGACAGCTTCTGTCAGGTCTTGTAGGCTGGACATGGCTTCAGTGGGTAACTGATGTATGTTGTCCACAGCCACGTCGTGCTGTTCACAGGCCCAGCGTAGAGCACGACGCATCAGCACGTTGTTGTCCAACATGCCCTAGTCCTTGACTAGGTCTTGGTGTATCTGGTAAAGATTACGCAGGGCCCAGGAGAGATCTTTGGCACTGCAATCACTGAGGCCAATTTCTGCATCCTTGGCCAGACCTTTCTGCAAGCGTTCAGCTATGAGCCGCATGCAGTGTTCTACCTGTCCTGGAAACTTTTCATGGAATGCAGCACGATGTGCCGCACCCAGTTTCTGTTGTATCTTGACTTCTTCAACACGCCTGGCATCTGCCTGTTCCGTGGCTATCTTTATGGCCGCATCTTTCCATTCGCCCATCACTCTTTGACATCCCATGGATTGGTCAATTCGCCACCTGCCATGTCTGCAAACTCACGGTCCACAAACACTTCCCAGAAGTTTGAATCATTGAACTTCTGTCGTTGCATCATGGCTCGTAGGTTACGACCCATGGGGCTCAGGGTGCCGTCTTGTCGCACCATGACCTGCTCACCTGTACGTGGATCAATCCAGCGTATGATCTCTGGTCGCATGCGTCCAAACTTGTCCAGCTTTTCACCTTCTGATCTTTGGTCAATTGGTCCCAGCACTTCGTAGCTGATGATGCCGTTACGGTACTTGCGGAACAGACAGTCTACCTTGCGGCCTAGGCTGCGCATGTCCTGATCTGGATGCGGAACCAAACGGCTCACAAACTGGTTCTGGATGTGTGAATGATCTGGTAGCGTGGCATCACGCGGCGGCAAGGGCTTGATGTCTTCTACTGGCACCATGTCTGCACGTTCAATGTAAGGGTTGTCACCGCCTACGAATGTGTCATCCACTGGCAAGCCATTCAATACGTCCATGGCCACTTGATACTTTAACTTGTTGGCACGGCCTTTGAGGTTCAGCACACGGCCTGTTTGGTCGTACACAAAACGTTCTAGTTCTTTGGCTGTGGGAAAGTCTGTCATCAAGCCGTCTATGTCAAACTCTGCTGTTTGAGTGGCAGCCGCTTTGGCTATGATTTCTTGTTTGGTTTGGGTCTTGGCTTTGGCAGGAGTCTTGGGTGTGTCCAAGGGCTTGCTGTCAAAGGGTTCTTCGTCCCAGGGACTCACGGTGGGGGTGGTGTTCTTGTTCATTGCATTACCTTTCTAGTTCTATGCTTTACTACAAACACAGACCATCACCTGACGGCCTGTGTGATTACAACTGATTACTTGCGGCCCGTCATCTTGTACTTGGTGCCGCCTGCAGTGGGATTGTGTTTGGGACCTGTGTTGCTGTGCAGGCCTTCCACTGTGGGATCAATCTTGCCTTGCATGCCTGCACCGCGTCCAGCTAGAGCGTCCATGACCATCGTGGCCAAGGCACTTTTCTCTGAGCCACTTGCGGCTTTTTCTTTAACGAAG